TCATTGGCAACGGATCACGCCGCTGGCGATTTCGTCGTCGATGGAGCGCAGCGCATCGGCATCCTGGTGCATCTGCTCGATCACCTCGAGCAGGCGCTGCGCCAGCTTCGGATCGTTCGCCCGCTCGACGGCGCGCATGACCTCGACCGCAGCCGATTCATGATTGTTCGCCATCTGCTTGAGAGCCTTGCGCAAGCGCTGCTCGGTCCATTTCATCGACATGTCGCTTCACCCAGACTGCATATACGGACCCGCCAGGAACGACAGGCTCGCTTAAGAGCGCCGGACCCGGAACAAGTTCAACCTGCCGTCGCCCCATGAGGGCGGGCTGGGTGCCGGAAAGGCAAGCGGAGAAGAGATCGTGAAGCGTAAACGAAAACGCCAGGCACAAGGCCTGGCGCTTCGAAATATGGGGTGGACGATGGGAATCGAACCCACGACACCAGGAGCCACAATCCTGTGCTCTACCAACTGAGCTACGCCCACCATATCGTGAATCGTGCCGAACGATCCGGCTTCAACCGCAGCGGCCGGACAAGCCGAGCCTGAAGATGGTGCGGACGGAGAGAACCAAACCGAGCGCCTAACACCTTGATTTGTAAAGCGAAAATGAATTTATCAAAAGGACAATGTACTAGTCAATGTACTATTTCATTTTGGCTGCGAAATTCTACCTTTAACACGCAGAAACTGCTATTGCACGGGACCGTTTTCATGGCGACCCCGAACCTATCCATTCGTCGGCCAGCCACATATACTGTATATAAATACAGCATAATTTCCGACCCACTCGTCCGCCGGTGATTTCCATATTTCGGTCACCACCACGAAAAAAGCAGCAATTAGGCGGAAATAGAGATAGGCTGGCTCAGCAGGTTTGTCTTGAATCTGCCTGGGCCTTAAGCCCCCCCCGCCTTGAGGCCCAGCCTTCCCTACTTTTTAGGTCGGGAGCTATCACTCATGAAGACAAAGCGAACCTCAGACAAAAGATCGCACGGCGATGCTGAAGCATGGCTGGCACTGGCTATTTGGATTGTCGTTATCGCGGCAGCTAATGCTTGGTGGCACCTCCTCATCAAGTAACCTATTTAGGTCTGTATGTGTGACGCCAGATCGGATCGGAATCAGCGCTCCGCTTCATAGGCTGCTACGCCTGAACCGGCGGCGATCCATCCATCCGGCGAGTGCGGACTTTCGCAGATCGACACTTCCACTGCCTGGTCCTCTTTGGGCTCGGCTGGAAGGCCGTAGTCTACAACTTCAGGGGCACACCATGTTCCCGCCAACAAGCTCACACGCTGGCCCACCATTCGCCGGGAAGTGAGTATTTCCAGCGCCTCGGTTGTACCTAGCCCCGTTGCTGTCCCAGCACCCACTGTCATCACAACTGGTAAGGACTCCTGGTGCTCCAGGTGCCGTCGGTGCTCGCCTTGCACTGCCACCGGCCGGCGCGGGTGTAGTAGGCATAGGAACTGAAACACCCGCGCACAACTGCGCGGCGGCGGCAAGCTGAGCAGAGGTCAGCCCTCCACGAGATCCGGGATAGGGCGTCGAGGCCTCTTTGCAAAGCCTTTTCCGCTCACGTTCTGCATCGTTGTCGCCCCCGACGACGTTAACTTGAACGCCAGACCGCACCGAGGGCGCAACGCGATCTGGTACCTCAGGTTGAGGCGGCGGATTTCGGTACTGCGAGCTGTCGAGGGTGTTCGCCGGCGCAACGTCTATCGCGGCCGCTGAGTGACCCGCTGCACACCCTTGATCTGAAAAGGTTATTTTCCCGCTGCTGTCGATGCATTTGAAGACCTGGGCAGGTGCGGATATAGGCAGTGAGAGCAGAGTCACTACGGCGATAGGTGCCGCAGTTCGAATAGCGACCTTGATGTACATGGCCATCGTTCCTTTGGTTGAAGCTCCGTGGAATGCGGTAATGTCCCCCCTCACCTTCCGCCTGCGCAAGGCCCTGTGCCTTCAAATGCGCCATCCATGGCATATTGCATTCATCTACGGCGCAGCCGACTCCAGAGCCTTGATTCGCGCCGAAACCGCTACGAACGCATCTTGAACGCTGGAGGCTGCAGCCAACCCACTGGCAGCATCAGCAGTGATTGCATGGTTGTGGTCGCCAGCCGCCGCGGTAGTAGCGGTTGTACCGATCGCAAGGCTGGATGTTCCCGCGCCAATAGCCCCCCTTGCTGTCGCGGCATCAGTACCAGCCGCAATAACAGCCGGTTTCCCTGTCACATCCCCCCAGGCAGGCGCATAGTTTCCCGCTTTGGCGGTGGTTGCGGTAATGCCCAACTGCAGATTAGAAGTGCCGGCCCCGATTGCTGCACGCCCGTCTTCCTCGTTGACGGCCGTCAGCAGAGATTTGCCGATGACAGAAGCATCGGTGATGTCCTCCACCACGATGGTGACAGGTCCGGTGCCACTACCATCCGGCGTGCCCTTGACCAAAGCCTGGTAGACGGCCTTGTCGTCGGGGTAAAGCAGGATAGGCGCACCGAGCGGCTGCCAGCCATCGGCGATGGCCTCGGTCATGAAGCGCTCGATCTGGTCGATAGGTGCCTTGAGCACCCGATATGCGGTGTAGGCCATGGTTTCCTCCCTACGGGGTCGGCTCTTGGGGAATCAACCGGGCGCGACACGAGTTGTAGGCCGCGCTCAGGGTTTCGACTTCGCTCAGGGAGTCGTTAAAGCGTCGAGAATTTTCTTCCGGTAGTAGCCCGTAGGCCGAGGCGGCGTCTCCTGTACCAGCTTCGGCGGTGCCGGCTGCGTCACCTGCGGCGCCACCACTACAGCCCCCACCTGCGGCGGGGACGATGCGCACGCGCACAGGGCGGTCGCGCAGCTCACCAGCAAGGCGAGCGATTTCAGCTTTAGCATCGGCATCCTTCCTTTCCTGGTCGGCGGCCTGCTTGTTCAGGGCCGCCTGTTTCATGTCGCGCTGGGCGGTCAACTCGGCCAGCTTGTCGGCGGCCTCGCGGTTCTGCCGCTTCATCTGTCCGACCAGTTCACCGTACTCGCGCACCATCGACACACGTCCGCCGAGATAACCCAGGCCGACCAGCAGCGCCGTGGCAAACAAGGCCAGCAGCGCGCCGACTATCCATTCCTTGATGGCACCCATGCGTCACTCCTGCGCGGCGATGCACTGCGCATGCCGCTTTTGTTGGCGCGTCCACACGCCCTTGCAGCCCTGCGGCCCCCAGTTCTTCGGCAGCGAGCAGTCGCGGCCTGCCTGGTTGCGCCACTTCAGCAGGTCGTCGCACGCCTGCTGGTAGTTGCCGGCGAGCAAGTCGCGGCGCATCGAGCTACCGCGCCAGTTGGTGATGCCGAACTGGCCCGTGAAATCCAGGTACAGGTCATACTCCTCCTGGAACAGCTTCACGCCGGGCAACGAGTCGCGGAACTGCTGTTCGTCCTTCGCCATCAGGTTGCGCGCGAGTTGTTCGCCGCGCTGGCGGGTGATCGGCGGATCGGTCAGCTTCACCGATTGGCCATTCTCGTAGCGGGTGGAGCCGTAACCGATGGTCGGAACGTCGCCCTTGGTTGGCACGTATGGTTTCGCGCTGAAATCCTCCGACTTCATCCAGGCGCCGAAGCCGGCCAGGCTGACGGTCAGCGCAGCAACCAGCACGCGGTTACGGCTGTTCGACATCGCCACGCCCCCGGATGGCCTCGATGCGGGCAGCGCTCTCGGCTGATTCGCGGCGGTCGCGGCGAACCTGGAAATAGATATTGGCCAGCAGACCGATGACGGCGACCAGCACGCCGATCAGCCCCACCCAGTTGATCTGCGCCAGCCAGCCCAACGCGCCCGCAAGGGCGCCAGCCAGCGTGGTCTTGTTGGCCACCGAAACGCCCACCACCTCTACCGCCATTCCGGCCCTCTCCGACATAACTCCACCCTCCAAAGGCCGGGGCATCACGCCCCGGCTTCTTGGGCAGGTAGTTTTCGGTACAGCCAGAGAACGGCAAATCCTTACAGGGGGTTCAGTCCAGCGTTGCGCGGGTGCGCTCCAGATCCTCTCGCATCTGCTGCCGCATCGCTTTCGGTGCGGTCTTCGCTATCCGTTCGTCCTTCGATAGCGACATTTCGCGGACTCGTCGCATGATGTCTGGCACTCGGATGGCCATTGGCTGGTCAGGGTTGCGCCGATTCCAGTCGGCTATTGCTTGCCGCGCGCGCTCAACCTTGCCCTGGTCTTTCTCGAAGATGCCGGCCGCCCACATACTGCGAATTTCCTGGGCTTTCAAGTTGTAGAAGGCCTTTGCTTTCTGGTTGAGCATGTTGGCCCCTTGGATAGTGGCTACGCTGGCCGGCTGGAAGCCGATGGACTTCATAGCGGCCTCGAGCACGTTGGTGTCGAGCACCTTGTAGCCCTTGGCGTCCCTATACATACCAGTGGCCAGCATATCCACGCCTTTGGCCGCATTTCGCACCGCGCCCGGCGACATCTCCAGGATACCGCTGCCGATATCACCTCCCAGCACCTTGCGAGTGCCACTCGCTAATCGGCTGGCAAAGTCTCCCATCGGGCCAGCTATTTCCAGAACGTCTCGCGTATGGCTGGTCTTTTCAGTTAGCAGACCGGTACCGGGTATCAAGTTCCCCATACCCAGCCGACCCGAGACATCGAGCGGAGCACCAGGCAGCCCGGACACCCCGCGGTCAATGAAGTCGGCAAGCACGCGACCGAACAGACCTTCAAGAAACTCCTGCTTGGCCTTCGCGGTAGAGAAGTTGTAGCCCATGAGTTGCGCCGCACCGTCGATCAGGTCTTCGGCGTCTTCGGCGAACGGCAAGCCACCGGCGCCGCCGACGAGCAGCAGCATGCCGATCATCAGGGCAGCAGCCTTCCGACCGTCCTTGCGCTCCTGCGAACCAGGCTCACCCTGATTCCACAAGCGATGCATCAGCTCAAGATAGGCCACGCTGTACGTCTTGAAGGTCATCAATGTGCCGCCGACGGCACCACGCCCCCAGCGCATCTTGCTGGCCTTGGAGTATACGAACTGCGTCTCGCGCACGGCCCGGCGTGCGAACTCGTCAGGATTGGCCATGTTCTGCGCTTTGGCGACGCGATACGACGCGATGTAGGTCATGCGGCGGTTGATCTGCTCTGCGGCGCCGAACAACTTGCCCCAGGCCATCGACAGGCGCGCCACGCTGTTGGACGCAAGTGCTCGAGCATCACCCAAGCGCGTCCCGTCCCCCGCGCGCAGCGAGCCGGCGCCGCGTGCCTGCGCCATCAACTGGTGGACCTCCTGCGGGGACACCACCCCATCATCCTCTGCGCGCTTTAATGCCCGGGCCAGGTCCGGTTCGAACTGATAGGAGCGCTGCGCCATCTGTCGTGCTGCCCGCCCCAGTTCCGCCGCAGCGCGCTTCACCCCGCCATACTGACTCAGCCAGGGAAAAGTCACTTGGACCGGCTGGGTCATGTTGACGAAGGCAGACGCGACGGACCCGCCGAGGTACTGCGCAAACAGCAGTCCGCGCACCGCCTGCCCCTCCTCTTGCGGGTTCTTGATGTAGTCGGCCAGCCGTACCGCGGCGTCCTTCAGTTCGCCCTGCGCCTGCGGGATGCCGTTCACAGCCTCGGAAAGGTCGCCCATGTGCAGGCCAGCGGCGGTTTGCCGCGCATTGGAGTATACGAACGAGGCCAGTACCCGCCCTACGTCCTCGCTATAACCAGCGATGCCCTTTCGGTGAATAAGCCGGCGCATTGCGCTGCGGTTGGTCTTTGTCAGGCGCAGGTAGTCTTGGAAAGCCTGATCACGTGCGCTATCGCCCTGTGAGTCGAAACCGAGGGCGTTGCCGAACAGTTCCAGCGTTTCCGGTGTGATGCCGGCGAATAGCTTGTACGCTTCCTCGGACAGGGTGCCCTGGCTCACGGTGGCGCCAGGAAACGCGCCACGCATCTGCTCAGCCATTTGGTTGGCCTCGCGCTTCGTCTCGAACAGGCTGAAGTATTCACGCTGACCATCCTGACCCACCACGTCCACTGTGTACTTGCCGAAGCGCGACAGCGGTGCATAGCCCTCGCCCTGCAACTGGGCGACCTTCTCGGCGCGATCCGTCATGCCGTGTGCCAGGTTCAGCAGGTTCGTGGCGCGTTCCGGCCATGCATCAGCCATCTGCGCCAGGTGGTCGCGCAGTATCGCGGCCCCCTCCTGCGCATCGGCCGCGTCCATCACCTGGTCGCGCAGTTCCTTCACATCCTCGCCGCCGAAGCGCAGCATGTCGGCGCGGGCCATGGTGTCCAGACTACGGTCGGTGGCGGCGCGGAACTCGCGGTACAGCGCGACCTGAGCATCGTTGAGCTTCCATATGTCGCGCAGCTCAGCGTCGGTCCAGACGATGCCTGCCTTGAGCATCTGCGCCTCGTAGCGGCTGTCGATCATCTTGGCGAACTGCTCGGGGCTCAGGCCGCGCCAGGCGCGCAGCAGTCCCTCGGGAATCTTGCCCTGCTTCAGCAGGATGTCCGCCTTCTCGTCGGCCGTCAGACGCATGGCGCGCTCAGCCAGCGAATCGACGCGCACCGGCTTGCCGTCCACGTCGCGCGCCCACATCAGCGTGCCCTCGAATACCGGCTTGGCCACCGCCTTGTTGTCCTCAGCGCCCACCGGGGACTTTGCAATGTCGCGCCAGGTTTCCAGCTTCGGCAGCAGTTTCGGCGCCAGATCAGCCGCATCGCTGGCGTAATAGCTCACGTCATCGATAAATCCTTGCGCCGACTCGAAGACCGGCTTGAATGCCGGGGAACGCTCTGCGAGGTTGTACATGGTGCCGATGGTCTTGTGCCACCAGGACAGGCCTCCCGGAGCGCTGAAGGTCTTGTTCAGTTCGGCGGTAGCCTTGCTGGTGAGTTCGCGCAGACCGGAGCGACTGAACTGCGGACCTTCGGGTTCATTCAGGCTTGCGGTCAGCAGCCGCTGGAGTACACTGGCTACGTCTCCTGAACTGGACGAGCCGGAAGGCTGCGCTGCCATCATGGCATCAGCACCGGATACTCGACGGTTCAGGAGATATTCTTTTGTGGCCACCGAATGCAGATACATGCGCTGCATGTTCGGATCGCGGCGCACCAACACAGTCACGATGTCATCCTTATCGTCGATCACCACCGGCGCCGACACGTAGAAACTCTCCCCCTTCTCATAGTCCGCGCGGTGAACCACCACACCTCGCTCCAGCACGTCCTTGACGGCCGCGAACGCCGAGAACTTGTATGGGTTGGCCTTGCCATGCGCCATCGAGTCGCGCACAGCGCGCATATCCAGCACCACGTCGCCCAGGTCCGGGTTCACTGCCTTGCCACCTTGAGACTCGAATAGCTTCGCCGCCCACTCGCGAACCGCAGCGAAGCCCTGTGGTGCTTCATTTCCCTCCAGGATGGCCACCGGCGGGCCTTGCAGCACGCGCGCCTTTCGCATGTCGTCCTGGCTCATGGCTAGGCCGTCGCCCCGTACCCGGCCTTCGGCGGCGCTTTCCACGCCAGCCATCGCATATCGCACCAGATCGTCCACGCTGATACGGCCAACCGGCAGACCGTGGCGCAGCATCCACTGACGGATGTTGGCCAGGAACCTACGCAGGAAGTCACCCACCTGCTTGCCCAGCGCACTGTCTACCCAGGACAGGAACCGGCTATCAGCCTCGGCGAACCCCTGCTCTCGCCCTTCAATAACAGCCTGCTCCACGATATACGGAGCGGCCTCCTTCATGTTGCGGCTCTCGCCGGCCTCGATCATGCGGCTGGCCACACGGTCCAGGAAGGTGCGCAGTTCGGCGCTCCGCACGTTGCCGCGATTCATCAGCATGGCGTGGGCAGCCTGGTCGAGATTCTGCCGCTGCTGGCCGTGAACCATTTCGTGAAGCACCACGGCCGGTGCGGTTACCGGATTCAGGTTCGGGCCGACCAGAAAAGTTAGACCTGATCTGGCATCGTAGAAGCCATTGATGCGCCCGCCATCCTCAAACAGTTGAACGGCATCGCTCAGTGCGGTACCGGATTTCCGCGCGTAGGTGTGCGCGATGCGCAACGGGTCGGCGCTGTCGATCACCACCAAGCCGCCCCGTTGTCCTTCCTTGCCGCGCTTCAGCATCTTGCGCACAGCCTGGCCCAGGGCTGGGAACTGCAGGTCGAAAGCACGAACCAGGCTTTGCGAGGTCATCGGCGGACTCCCCGTCAGGTTCTGCGGCAACGGGCCATTCTCGATGTCGCGGCCATTGAACGACACCAGCACCTGACTTGCAGGGATGTCCGCCGACTCATCGGGTGCGATGTCCCGGCGCAGGCGCGGCGTCATTTTCAGCCGAGCCTGCGTGTTGCGCGCCTCCACCTCTCCAGCCAAACGACGATAGGTCGCCGCACCAGTCTTGTCGAAGTTGCTGACGAAAGCCCTGGCCGAGCCACCCATGGCGAAACCTTCCCGGATCTGTATCGCATGCTGGAGTTCGTGCAGGATCGCCGAGGCAACCTCGGTGCGCGGCATGTTCGCCTGAACCTCAACTTGGTTACCCGTGGCGAACCGACGTAGGCGAGCCAGCGCAGTGATGCCCTCTGGCATCACTGCCACCGGGATACGCTGCAGGTCAGGATATGCAGCGAACAGTTGAGGATGGTTGAGCACATCGCCGACGGTCGGTCGACTGCGCTCGTCGTTGATGGCATTGAGGTGGGCCATATTGATGATGGCGCCAGCAGTCTCACCGGCCACGGCGATGCTGGCCTGATGATCGCTGATTTCGAAGCGCCACTTGCCATCAGCGCTACGGTGCCAACCGGTATCTCGGCGAACGGCCTCGGCGTTTTCGCCAATGGCGATGCGCTGCTGTGCGGTGCTCAGGGCATGCAGGTTGGCGCCGACGGCATTGCGGCCGGCGAACGAGTACTGCACGGGCGGTTGTTCGCCGGGCTGCGGCGCTGCCGACTCTTCGGCTGCCGGCTTGTCAATCACCACCATGCGTGCGTTCACGCCGGTATTGACGGGTAGCGCCGGGTCCATAAACGAACCTTCCGGCAGCCGTTCACTGGTGGCACCCAGGCCGTCCAGCCAGGCCCGGAAGTTCTCGGCGGCCTTGTTGCTCTGGAAGAAGGCGCCTTCGCCCATGATGGCAACCAGGCGGCCGCCGGGCTTCAGCAGGCTGTAGGCGTGCTGTACGTGCTGGATGTCGCGCCCCTTGGAGAACGGCGGGTTCATCACGATACGGTCGTACTGCTTGCCGGACACCTCCATGAAGTCGGAGCCGACCAGGTTGTAGCCCTTGGCCTCCAGCAACTCGCGGCGTTCGCTGGAAAGCTCCACCACATCGGGCTCTACGCCGGTCTGCTCGCGGATCGCGTCGGCCATATGGCCCATGCCGGCGGAAGGCTCCAGCACGTCCATGCCTTCCTGGATGTCGGCGGCGTCGACGGCTTCCTCGGTGACGGCGGCCGAAGTCGGGAAGAAGTCCAGTCCGTCATTTCGACGGCCGATCATGGACCGTTCCATTTCCCTGATCTTGTCGGGCTCGGCGGGCGCCTCGCGCAGCGCTACGAACTCGCGCAGTGCAGAGCGGTACTCGCTGCCGGTGAGGATGCCCATGCTCTCCAGGCGCTTGCGCTTTTCGTGCGCGCTCTCCAGCGCCCACGGAACGGTGATCTTGCTGCCACTGCGCCGGCCGAGGGCCTGCACCAGTTCGCCGCCGAACTCGCCGGACAGCGTTATGCGCTTGTCGCCGTCGCCCTGCCAGAGGCCCAGCTTCATGGCTTCGCTGGGGGCCATGACGATGCGGTTCTGCCCGCGTTTCACCGGAAGCACGATGGCCTTGCCGGTGAGGCCGGAGCGGCGAATGGCACGCTCGGCATCCTCGCGACTCTTGAAGTCGGCGAACTGGTCACCGCGGGTGAAGCGGCTGACGGACAGAAGATTCTGCTTGGCCCAGTCCGTGTAGGCCTCGGTCACATCGTCGGCGACCTTCTCCAGGCGCGCGGCCAATTTCTTCAGGCCGTCCACATCCGCCATCTGGCGCGCCAGGCTCGCTAGGTCGGAGCGCATGGCGGTGTAGCTGGGGAAGGTGGAGTAGTCCACCGTCTCGGCGTCCACCGGCTCGCCGCGGTGTTTCTCCTGCTCGCCGTAAGTCGGGTACTTCGCACGAATCTGCGCGTCCTTCGCATTGCGCAGTTCCCGCGCCAGGAACTCCACTTGCACTTTCTGCCGCACGGTGTCCAGGAACTTGGCCTTGCCGCCCTCGATGGCATCGGCCAGGTTGTTCATGGTGGCGGCCAGTGCCTTGTCGGACCGCGCAGAGGCCTCAGCGCGGGCGGCCATCCGCGCACGGCGCTCGGTGTTCTGCTTGCGCTCGCGATTCAGCGCTTCATCGGCCCGCTCGTTGAGGGCCTGAGCCATGGTGCGCAGTCGCTCGGCGGCGCCCTGACTGCGGTCATCCTCGAAGGCGTCGCGGCGCGCTTCTGCAACGGCCTGCGCGTCGGCGGTGTCGCCTGTCACCAGCTTACGGAATGCTTCGGCCGCCTCGCGGGTGCGGAACTGGAAGCCGGGGACGGCGCCATTCCCACGATAACTGCTGTAGCTGCCGCCCAGCCGCTTCGCCGAATTGTTCAGGGTGTCGTAGTCCTCGCGGCTGACGCGCTCGGCCAGTTGGACCACGAACAGATCATGCCCGTGCTTGGTGTGCTTCGTCTCGATGATGTCGCCGGCCGTAGTCTGCCCGGCGCTGGCTACGCGGGTCTTGGCCTGTGCCTTGGCCTGCCCACGCAGGGCCTTGGTGCTCTCAGCCTCCAGTTCGTCGTAGCGAATACGCTGTTCCGGCGTCAGGCGCATGAACGCCTCCCGCAGGGACTCCCCGTGCGTCTCCATGTTGTAGCTCACTGCCTGGCGGAACTCGGCGAGGGTCTGCGGGTTGGCGACAGCCTTCTGCTGCGCTGCCCGGCGGGCCTGGATTTCCTGCTGCGCCTCGGCGACCTCGGCGGCGTGCGCCTTGATGTCGTCGTCGGTGGTGTTCGCCACCAGCTCGGCCAGCGCGCTGGCCTTGGCCTGGCGGTGCGCTTCGAGGCCAGCAGCCGACATCACGTAGCTGCTCGGGCCGTAGCTGCGGCCCAGCGCAAATTCCTCCAACACGCGACCGGCCAGGGCATCGACAATCGCTGCCTTCTTCTCGTTGCGGTAGCGGTGGAAGAAGCTGTAGCCGCCTGACTTCAGCAGGTCATCCTTCTTCATATTGCCCAGCTCGGCCACCAGGGCGTCGCGGGCGTTCTGCGTACGCTCGAATGCCTGGCGGAACTCGTCGGCGGTCGCCTCCCCGCTGCGCACGCGCTGCATGAGGGCTACATGCGCATCGAGCGACGGGGTTTTCGAATCGCTGGGCTGCGCGGGCTCGGGCTCGGGCTTGGGTGCCTCTGCCGGTTCGGACTGGGGCCGGGCTGCATCCTCGGCGCGCACGAAATCGACCAGTTCACGCACGCGGCGTTTCGACTCCGGCACGCTCATGCCGCGCTCACGGAACAGCGTCGCCAGGTCGAACTTGTCGCTGGTCAGCACGCTGCCATCGGTCGGCGTCAACTTAATGCTGGTCGGGTAGCCATCCTTGCCGAAGTTCACCCCGGCAAGGTGCGCGGTCTTGGTGATCGCCACCGGCTCGCTGCCCTTCTTCCAGGACAGAATCCTGCGCATCAGGCTGCGGTCCCCGTCTTCCTTGCGCTGCGCCTTGTCGGCGCGGGCCTGCTCGGCGGCCTGGCGATCTGCCGCCTTTTCCTCGTCGGTACGGGCGTCCAGGGCCGCCTGGCGCACGCGATCCTGATTGGCCTTCTGCCAGGCCACGAATGTGTCGATGGCGCGGTCGTAGGCGCTGTTGCGCCTGTCCGCCTGCTTGCTGTTCAGTCCAGAACGCCCGACAACATAGCCGCTGTAGGTGCCGGCGCGCACGTTCATCAGGCGCCGGTACTGGGCCAGGTAATCGGCCCGCAATTCTCGTGTGGCTTGCTCCACGGCCGCCTGCTGAGCATCGGTGCGTGCCACGACAGCGCCCGCATCGCGGGCCACGTCGATGTAGGTCTGGAACTCATCCGCATCGGACTTCGCTCGCTGGCTGCTGCTGTTCGAGATACCGGAGTAGCTGGCTGCGGCTTCCTTCAAGGGGAACTCATCGGCGGTTGGCGCCCCCTGTGTTGCGATACGGCCGGCCGGGCCGCGCTTCATGTCGCGCGCATCCGGCGCCGTCATGTGAGTGCGCTCGCTCTCGCCCGGGACATCCACCCAGGTGTCGCCTTCCTTGCGTACACTGCGCACCGTGACGGTCCAGCTTCCCGATTCGGTCGGGTTGTAGCTGATAACCCTGTCGTAGTTGGCGCCGTAACCTCGCACCACGTTGCCGGGGGTGAAGTATTCGGCGCGGGCCTGGGCCTCGGCCTGTAACCTCTTTGCCAGCACGCCGCGCGGCTTCTTCTTAGGCACATCAGGAGCTGCTGGCTCAGGCTTGGGCCTCACCTGCTTCGCTTCAACCGTGGCGCCCTGCCCGCTGCTGGCATCGGTGGTGGAACTGGGAAATTCGTGGGCCAGTTTCACCAGGTCGCGGATGGGGGCATCCAGGCGGATCACCTTCACCTCTTCGCCGTTGTCGCGGGCCGCCATCCACTGGTGATGGCCGTCCAGCACATGGCCGTCACGCGACACCAGAATGGAGCGGTTGCCACCTTCGAAGCCCTTGGCCTTCGCCACCTTATCCCGGCTGAACTCCGCCTGCGTCGGTTTGAGGGTATCTGCGGGAACTGTCTCTTCCTGATGCTGCACGCCACGAGCGCTCAGGAAGTTCACCATCGCGCCGCGGTGCTCGGCCTTGATCTGCGGCATGTCGGCGCGAGGGATACCCGCGGTGCCCGATTCCTTGCTGAACTCCGCCCAGCCTTCGCCGATGTCCTTGCCTTCGATGCTCGGGGCCTTCTGCGCGGCCTGCTCGGACGGCATCACCAGCGTGCCGCCGAACTGCGCCATGTCCGCGTCGGTGCGGGTCTTGCTCTTCTGGAACCACGCACCGCGCCCGATCCATTCATTGGTGCCGGTCTTTTCCCAGTACAGGCCCTTCTCCGGCGCGTGCTCACTCGGGCGGCGGCGGGTGCCGATGGCCTCACCGGACAGTTCCTGCTCGAGCTTCGCCTTGGATGCCTGCTGGCCAAGATCCAAGGTGCGCTTGGTTTCGCGCGCCTGGAGCTGGCGCATTTCGGTGTCCAGCGGGCGCATGGCATTGGTCAAGCGCTCCACTTCGGAAGTGTTGCCGCCCTCGCGCGCCGCCTTCAACTGCGGAACCATGGCATTGAACTGCTGCGCCAGGTCGGCGTAGCGTGCTTGATCGGCGGCGGGTGCGGCGGTCTGCTGGACCGGCTCGGCCTTCGGCGCTTGCGCCTTGTCCTGGCGCACCTTGGCGATGGCGTCTTTCAGGTTGGACGGCTTCGCGGCCTCTATCGCAGGCGCAGACGCGGCCGGTACGGATTCCGCTGCCGGCGCCGGCGATGCAACCGGTTGTGCGGCTTGCGCCTGCTGCGTGTCAGCCTTGCCTTGGGCCTGCTGGATGTCGTCCTGCACACCGATTGGCGTCGGGGCTTGCTGCTGCGCCGCCTGGTCCAGGGCGAAGCCGCGAGCACGGGCGGCTAGCTCCACCCGGCCAGCGGCGTTCTGGTGGCGCTGCTCATCCTGCTGATCCTCGGCGAGGATCGCGGCAATTTCATCGGGGCTCTGCGCGGCCTCGATACGCTTCACGCGCTCACCGACGCGCTGCATGTAGCCGGCATCCGGCGGTGGCGCGAGCTTGTCCAGTTCTTCCTGCAAGCGATCGCGCTCGGCGATTTTCTTCGCGTCCCATCCAGTGGCACGGGCTTGCCGGCGAACAAATTCCAGGCGGCCCTGCAGATCGGTGACAGGATCTGATGCCAACAGATCACCCTGCTCCGCAGTAATCTCACCGGTTTCCGGGTTGACCTGTTCGCCTTTCCTGCCGCTCTTCTGTGCCTCCTCGGCAGCCTGCTGGAGCGCGGCCTGCTGCACAAACTGGTCAGTTGCGCCACTGTCCACGGCCTGCGCAGCAGCACCAGAAAGTGGCCCAGTAGCCGGATCCAGCCCCATCTGCTCGGAGCGCTTTGGGGCCGCCGGGACCGGAGTCACATCGGTGACTTCCCCTCGACGGATTCGGTCCAGACGTTCAGCCTCTTGCTGACGCTGTACCTGGGTAGCGGAGTTCTGGTCGACCGTGGTCCGGACCTGGCCGTCAGAACCAGCCTCATACACTGGAGCTGGGAGTGCCAGTGGCGCAGTTGCCTCGGTCTGCCCCTCAAGGACTGGGGTACTCTCGAAGGTGGCGTCCGCATCCGTCAAGCCACGGGATGCGGCCGGCTGACCGCCATGCAGAACCGCCGCCGGCCCGCCCATAGCCATCCCGGCCAGCGTTCCCATTACCATCGCTTCATCCAGGCCGCTCGCCCAGTCCCGCCCCAGCGCCAGGTTTTGCAGAACCTGCTCAGATGCGGACTGTGGCAGTTCCTCAAGGAAGCCCTCGGAGATTGCGCCCTCTATCACCTTTCGCGGAATACTCTTCGCCGGCATGGACGCCAGTTCGCTGACCAGTTGTCCTGGGTTGGCACCACCAGCGAGGAGGGTATCCGCATCACCGATACCCAGTTTCTTGGCCAAGCTACCGCCGGCAAGGGAAAACAGGCTTCCCAACACACCAGTGGCCACCGCGGCTCCCGACTGCGCCGGAGTGAGCAAGCCGTCATCAGTTTCTTGGCGGATCTGCTCTGCTTGCTGACCAGCCATCACCGCCCCTTCGCCAGCCGCGCCGGCTGCCACAGGTGCCAACGCTGGAGCCAGCGCCCGAACGCCACGACCGACCGCGCCCCCCGCCAACATGGAAGGCAAAGACTCCGCTACGGTGTTCACGACCATCGACGGGTTCTGTACAGCATGCAGCGTCTTGTCTACGACGCCATCAGCATCCTGAAAGTCCTGCTGTTGCTGTTTGTACTGATCGGTGTGTAGATCACTCAGGAAATCCTTCGCCTCCCGGGGCCGGAAGCCGAGCATGCCGTCCTGATTCTCGAGGAACTTACCTACGCGGCCCTCTGTTGGGATATCAGCGAGGCCAACAGCCGCTTCCGGAACCCCAATCACCCCCTTGGCCACGGATAGGCCAAGGTCGCGCGCATGCCCGATCAGGCCTCTTCCCTCCTCCTTCGTCTCGCCACCGAACTCCTCCCACGGCTTCTCGCCACCAGTTACTGGCTGTTGAGACGCGAACTCTTCCCATGGCTTGCTGGTATCGGCCATTACACCTTCTCCCAATTATTCTGGTCGGCAGGGTTCCCTCCCTTGAACCGGTATCCACTTCGCACCTCACCAGTTCGCGGAGCGACGGGTTGCGCCGACTGCGTTTGCTGGTCGATAAATTGGCCGGTCTGGTTGTTGAGTACTCGTGCAGGGCGCGTCAGAAGTTGCATGGACTGCGGGTCGTACTCCTGGCCGCCAGGTACCACGGTGAAGCGATTCGGAGCGTCCTTACCAGCAAGCACACGAATCTGTTCGGCGATCGCGGCGCGGTCTTCGGGAGCAGCCTTGTCGTACTGCTCGTACAGCTTCTCGATGCGCTGGGCGGCGCGGGTTTGGAAACCCCTGGCCTCTTGCTCACCAGCCAGGCGCTGGCGATCGAGTTCGTTGGCGGCGAGGAAGCGCGCGCCCTGCCCCATTTCCTGTAGAGCCGCGCGCTGATTTGCGCCCTGCTGTTGCACCTGCTCCCGCACCAAGGCCGTGTCGTTATTCGCCCGAGTGCTCGCCAGGGACGTAGCATTGCGGTCATCGCTCTGCTGGAGCCCGAACAGGTTGTCGATCTGGCGGGCAGTTAACTGCCCGTTCGGCGAACCGCGATAAGGTGTTGAGGCTGCATTCAAGGCGGCCTGGCGAACGCTATCGGCCCGAGAGCTATCGGGAACCACGGTTACCCGAGGCGCGCCGGAGTTACCGGCGTTGTACTGAGCCAACGCGTCCGGGGCCATCGGCGGTACCTGGGAGACAGAACTCGGCCTGAACCCCAAACCCAGATCAGGCGTTCGGGCCAGCAGGTTCTCCACTGCGCGCTGGTTTTGGGCACTCCGCTGACCACCTGGGGCGAACCCCGTAGCTTGAGCTTCCCCGTTAACGGTGTAGCCCGGGCGGATTGTTGTGCCGGAGAAGCTGTTGCCCACCCGTGTCACGTTGTTGGGCAGGTCCGAGCCACCGGCGCTTGGCATAGCAGTTCCAGTATTCGCCACCGACTCCAGCGCTCCGGTTGGCGCACCAGCAGCCGGCAACACCTGGCCTCGCCCGGGCGCAGCACTGGAACTTGGCGCCGCTGCACCCTGGGCTGCTTGCTGACCACGAAGCGCCGGCGGAGTGTCATCCCATCCGAATAGCCCTTTACCGAAGTTGATCACCGGTTCCGCCAATCGACCGACATCCTCTCCAGCATCAGCGAATGCTGCGGGAACCGCCGCAAGCGCCCCACGCACGCCGGTCCCAAAGCCACGGGCATACTCACCCGATGCCCACTGCTGCGCTACGTCGTCGCCCGTCCCGCGGAGAACCGAGTCGGTTCGCCAGCCAGGCCCGTCAGTACGGTACTGCGGAGTGAAACCAGCCGCTTTGGATCGAGCAGGGCCCGTTACCGGTTGATCAAACTGAGCCTGCATCCTTGCCGCTCTGGCTGGGTCATTACCTTGTCGCGATGGCGCGAAGCCTTGTGTCGACGGAATATCGGGCAGTGGTCCGGCCTGTGCAATGGCCTGTTGCTGCCGTGCCGCGTCCGAACGTGCCTGGGCGTTGGCGGTATAGAGATTGTCGCTGTATCCCGGCGCAACACCTGGCTGGAGCTTTGCAGCATCAGCAGTGCGCTGACGGTGCACAGCGAGAGCCTGCTGCTCGGCATCGATGTTGGCCTGGGCCTTCGCCATGGTAGGGTTTGAGCTGTAGCCGCTGATGACCTGCTGCGGCCGCTTCCGTCGCTCTTCCACTACGCCACCGTCGGCAAAAAACATCTCCGGCTTGCCGGGGGCGCTCTTTTCCGGTTTGAAGCCATCGGAACTCCGATCCGCTGGGGTGTGCGTGGCATCCTTCATTGCATCCAGAGCCTTCACGCCAACGGCATGAACTTGTTCCGGAGGCAGTTGAAACTCGCCGTCGCTCAAGTTAACCGCTACCGGCGCCCCGAGCCCCCCAAGTGCTTCCTCGCCGATCGCTTCCGTGGAATCAGCCGGCATGATGTAGGAGCCCGCCGGAACTTCTGCTTTGATGTCGTCGGAGGTTCCGGTCCCCGGGCCAGTCACGCGCCCACCTTCAGCCAACTGCTGAACTTTGGATTTCGCGCCTTTCTTGAATCCGAACATGGGTAGCCCCTAATAGAAACGGCCTGATACCGGAGCATGATCCAGTGCCAGGCCGCATCGGGACGAACCCTACGGGGGGCGTCAGTAGTTGTAGTTGTAGCTGGTGGAAGTGCTTTCGCTCTTGCTTTCCGAACTGCTCGCGCTGCCGGAGCCACTGATACTAGCCGACACGTGCGCCGCTGACAGAGCGCCGGCCGCTAGCTGAGCGGTGTACTGCCCCAGGGCCTTCGCCGCCTCCAGAGCGATCTGCGCCTGCTGTACGGCGTTCTGCATCTTCGCGGTGTACTCGCTGATCTGCATTTCGGCGTAAGCGATGTTGGTCCGGCTGTTCATGTCGGCAAAGCGAGATTGCATTTCGGCGTCGGCCACGTTGGCGCTGGCCGCTGCGCGCCAGGCTTCTACCTGGGCCTGGAACACCGACGTGTTGTACTGCACCTCGCTCAGGTTGGCCTGCAGGGTGGCCTTGTAGGCGTCCACGTCCGCCAAGAACTTCGACACCTTGGTGCGCGCCGCCTCCATCTTGATCTGCGCGCCCTTGACCTTGACATCGGCCTTGTTCGCCAACCCCTGAATGGTCGAAGCGTAGGCGCGGGCCTGCGCATCGAGCACGTCCGCCTTGGCCGACTCGCCCTTGACGCGGGCCTCGTAGGCGTCGAACTTGACCTTCTCGGCGCCGATCTGCTCGGCATACGCCTGCACGTCTGCGCGGTAGGCGTCGAACTGGTTCTTGATCGTCTCGGCGCGCACGGATGCCCCCTGCATCAGCGCCTTGTAGACCTCGACGCTCGACTGTACGGCGTCCAGCTTGGCCTTGAACACCTCGACGCGCTGCTGGTTGATTTGCCCCAGCGCCACCTGGCCCTCCACGGCGGTCTTGTAGGCAGTCAGCTTGGAGATAGCCGCATCCAGCTTGGTGCGGTAGACCTGCGCCAGCGTCTCGAAGGCCGCGTTCTGCGCGTTGAACAGGCTGATCTGCGCGTTGAACACGTTGATCTGGCTTTCCGCGTGGAAGCGGGCGACCTCGAACAGGCGCTGCGCCATGTTCTGGTGCATGTTCTCGGTCAACTGCTCGAGGGCCAGGCCCTGCTGCACGGCGAAGCGCAGGTTCTCGATTTCCCAGGTGGCCGCTTGCACCAGGATGTCGCGGTTCAGTTCGGCCGCCTTCAGCCGGCCTTGCTCGCGCACCACATCTACCTGCCTGGCGAGCATCCCCGGCGGCATGGAGAAATTGCGGGCGGCCCAAGTATCGACCGCCTCCTGCACGGCGCGGGTGGTTTCGCCACTGTCGCGTTCGCGGGCACGGGCGAACAGTGCCTGTTCGATGGGCGCCGGCAGTCCGGTGCCGCCCGCCATCAGTTCCTTGATCTTCGCTTGCAACTCGTCCAGCACCTCGGACTGGTACTCCGGCTCCAGCCAGTTGATGAAGACGTTGGGCACCGTGATCCCGCTCGCGTCCGGCGGCGTGGCGTCGAACGTAGGCAACTCGGGGAACTCGAATTCCGGCAGTCGGATCTGTTCCAGCGCTTCCATGTCCGGCATGGCGATCTGCGGCGCATCGGGAATCTCCACCGTTGTGTCGATGTCCGGGCGTTCCGGCACCGGGATGGCCGTCATGCTCGGCGCGTCCGGGATGTTGATCGGAATCATTGTCGGCGCGTCGGGTAGGTCGTCCATGTCGCCCACATCCAGGTCGGCCAGCAGGTCGTCGATATTCAGGCCCCCAGGGGCTTCCGGCTTGACCAGCGGCGACGGGTTATAGGTCGGCTGCTCGCCCAGGTTGACGGGCGGCGGCGACGCGATAGGCGCATCCGGCCGCGTCGGTGCCGGCACATCCGCTACCGTAATGTTGCCGATGGCCGCCAGAGCTTCGCTGAGTTGCGCGCTGTAGTTGCGCGCCAGCGTGTCCAGGTCGTTGATTTTGTCGGTGACGGTTTCCACCGCCACGCCAAGGATGCTGTCCGGTGCGATACCCATCACACTCTCCTGTTGGTCGGCGCCGATTCGACGCTCAGGTCATTGATATAGCCGTGCCGGCCGGTCAGGCGAAGCGTGAACGTGAAGTGCCTGCCGCGCAGGCCCCGGCCGAACTTGAAGCGCCCATTGGTCAACTCGTCTGCAGGCTCGCTCTCCAGCGGGTAGCTGTAGGTCGCTGCGCTGCCGCTTTGCGTGGTGGTCACGTCCATGGCCACCGTGCCATCAGCATCCAGTGCATACTCCAGATAGGCGCTATGCGGATGCACCAGCGCGCCCTGGCCGATGTCCAGTTTCCCGGTCGCGATTCTGCCGGCCACCGGCTGGCTGTCACCGTCCAGCGCATAAACGCCGTCTTCGGCGATGCCGTACAGCCGACCGTCGATCACAGCAAGCGACCGGAAGGTATACGGCGCGTAGCGGCTCATCGCCCAACTATCGACGTTTGCGGTCCAAGCCTGGCCGCCGTCCTGGTCGCCCCCCACGGTGATGTCCTCGATCACCACGGCATCCGATACCAGGTCGCGCGCCGCCAGATGGTCCAGCACCAGCGCGGCAATGGATGCCCCGTCCACCAGCAGCGCCTGCACGGCCTGATGCGCGTCCACCACCTCGTCGGCGAGGGACGCCCCATCCACCAGCAGTACGCGACCGTGCAGCGCCCCAGTCGCCTGATCGCTGACGGTGGCGGCGTCCTCGACCAGGACACTGGCGGCCTGGCCAGTGCTGTCGCTGATGCGCGCGGCATCCAGCACCAGGGTGAACGCATGACGGGTGCCGAATGCTTCGTCGGCCACCGTGGCACCGTCCACCGTCAGGCCGCGCACGCGATCCAGCACCCCATCCGACACCAGGGCGTCATCGACGTGCAGGACACGAAGGGTGCCGGTAACGCGATCCGCCGCCGTGGCCGTATCGACCACCAGCACCCTGGCGCGGAGCCGGTCGCTCGCCGCATCGCTGATGGTTGCCTGATCCACCAGCAGGTGCGCCGGTCGGTCGATAGCCTCATCCGACACCGCCGCCGTATCGGTGTGCAACACCAGCAGCCCGTACAGCACCGTCTCGCTGATGCGCGCGGTGCCTTCGCTGACGGCCGACAACCCCAGCCAGGTCGTGTCGCTGATTACCGCCGTGTCGTTGGAGTCGTCGCGGTAGTCACTCATTGATAACCCCTATGAAGTGGTGGGCCGCCTTGTGATCGGCGAGCGCGGTATGCCCCCAGCGGCGGCGCAGTCCATCCTGGCTCGTCTCGTAGATGCTGGCGTACCGGGCGTCGCCGATGGCGACATGCACGGCGTCGCGGTAGAAGTAAAAGTCGTTCTCGGGCGAGAAGCCCCAGTACCACGAGTGCGGCATATCCTTGTTGACCTGAACAGCGCCGGCCACGGACAGGCACACACTCAGGCGCCCGCTCCTCTCGTTGGGGTACTGGGTGTCCTTCCGGTACGGATCGAAGCCTGGCGCTTCGCCGCCGATAATGACGCCGTTGGCGTTGTGGACGGAGTTGCGGTAGGTGTACGGCCCACAGATGCCCGTGACATCCAAAAAACCGCCAGGTGGCAGGTTCAGCCAGTTGCCGCTTTCGGCGAAGTCGCTGACTTCGGTTGGGCTGTAGACCAGCGTGTCGACATAGACCGGCACCCCATCCTTGGATGGCGGGTCGCCCCGGTTCCCGTTCCGCGTCTGCCCCATCCAGTGCCAGATGTCGTCGTAGCACCAGAGTTCGTAGGACGTGGGATCAGGCACAGAGCCTTGCGTCGTTTCCTCGTGGGAACTGCGTCCCCCGGTATGGTCCTGGTAGGCGTAGAGCATGCAATCGCGCTCGAACACCGGCACAAGCGCCGCCACGTCCAGGGTGAACGTCTCGGTAGTGTCTACCGTGGTGCGGTGCATGTAGTACCTGGATCGGCTCACGCCGCCGACGCACCAGAGTGTGGGTGGCGTGGAGTAAGCCGGGTTGCCATAGCCCATGTCGGTGCCGACGATGGTGGTATGGACCGTTACCGCCGGTTGCTCCTGCCGGTCGTCGAAGTCGGTTGTGTAGAAGAAGCCCATCAGCCCGCTAAGACCGAAAGTCTCAATTTGCTCCCACTGACCAACGATCATGATGTCTTCGAATGAACTCGTAGCTTCCTTCTTGAACTTCCGCTCGTCGTAGAAATACTTGATAACCCGAAGCTGGTCCTGGACGTAGCAGCCGAATATAACCGTGTCGCACTGGACCGGAGCCCCGAAGTAGTCTGGCGACACGTGCACGAACGACTCACAGCCCTGAGCGGTCAGCTCGGGAAACTTCAGCCGAGTGCACGATTTTTCGACCTTGGACGGCCAGTAGAACGGTCCACTGGCCACGCGGCTAATGTGCCCCTGATGCTGCGCGATCGGGGGAAGTTCTAGATTCTCCCAATATTCGAGGTCATTGCCAGCTTCAATCGCGGCCCGCGCCAATATCTGCGCAACCGGAACGCGCCTGACTTTGTACATGATGGCCAACTCACGCGCGCCGCCGGCGGACAACGCGCTGTAAACCTTCGAAAGGTAGGCATTGAGCTTGGCGCGCTGCTCCTCGTCATCGAACTGCCATTCGTTCTCGATGCGCCCCTGATTCTTTGCTGGCGCCAGCGACAAGCGCATTTTGTACGCATGGACCCGCATCAGGCCGGTGTCGTCATAACCCCAACAGGTATTGAAACCTTCAGTACCTCGACTGTTCATCGCCCAGCCGCAGGCCGTATACATCGGGTTAGCGCTGTAGAAGTCAGCGGGATCGCAGACTTTGATGATGACGCCCGCGCGACGCCATGCCTCGAACTCGCTGCCAGTGGGTGGGAAACCTTCCCCCGACGGCATCCCGCCGAAGCGATCCAACAGTCGCAGGATTTCATCGTCGCCGACCTCCTCCATATATCGGCGGAACGCATCGGTTGTGGTCGCCGGCACTACCGGCAGCGGCATAGCGTAGACGCCCCGGCCATCGATCTGTAGCAGCCATGGGCTGTTACTTGAGTCGAAGGCCACACCATGGCAACGAAAGGCCGCATACTCGCATTTGAATTGACCCGCTTCGTCCGGGAAGCCGCTGTAGCCGGGCAGACGCACGTTTCCAAGCTGCTCGCGCACCAGCGCCATGTAGCGCTCTGGTACCAGCATGCGGGCACGCTCCAGATCGTTCTCCGGAAGATCCTCCAGGCGCTGACGCCCATAGCCGCCGACCACCTGCATGACTTCAGCCATGGCACCGCTGTACCAAGTCGGGCGTTGCTTGACGTACTGAGTGAAGGTGTAGATGCCCTGCTCGCGCGGCTCGAAGTATTGGAAACGCGGTTCGTACTTGATGACAAAGCGTTGCAACGCCACGTCCTTCGGCGGAAGCGCCGCTTTCGGGTCGTAGGCCACCAGCCGGCGCCGGGCCTGCTCGGTCAACCTTATGCCAACGCCCTGCCCATCGGTCAGCACCTGGGCGCGGGTGATGACGCCGGAGAACAGCATGGGGATGTTGGTCTGTGCCACACCGTCGAAACGGAATTGCGGAAGCTCATGCTGCTCGAGCACCAGGATGCGAAACACCCCGCCCATGTCGATGGCCACCGCCTGCCGACCGCTGGGCAGATCAGCAACGCGCTTCAGGCTGGCCAGCTCAGACGCCTGCTTGAAGTTCGTCAGGTTCCTGGCCAGCCGCTCGACAGCGGCGGCATCGTCGGCGGAGAGTTCCGCGTCTTCCGCGAAACGTCCGTAGGGGCGCGGCGAATACATCGGCTTAGACGGTAAGGTTCAGCCGGTAGCCGATATCGTAGGTATCGCCGTTCTGGAACACACGAGTCGCCGCGTACTTCGACGCCGATACCAGCGCACCCGTGGTGCCACCCTTGGTGCTGTTGGTCAGCAGCGCGGCGCCGTTGACGTTGAGCTGCGACGCTGTGGCGATGGTTACGGTCGCCACGGTGTTCATGTTGTCGATGGACCCGGTAGCGGTGTCGGTCGGCGTCCAGGCTGGGCGGGTAGCGCTGGTGTAACCCTCGGTCATGCTGGTGATCTCCGAGGCCACCGCGGCAAAGTTAGCAGCGGTCCAGTTAGCAGCAGGTGCTGCCGTCCCAGCGAACAGGGCCAGGAAATACGACACCTTGGGCTTACTGCCCAGCGCGATGTTGAGGATGTGCGCCAGGCCCTCGGTGGGGATCAGGTTGTCGCCCTCCTTCTCCCACTCGCCGCTGTTGATGCGGCCGAAGTATTCGCCACCGGCCAGTACACTGAGCCGCGGGAAGGCAATGCCGTTTTCGGTGATGTCGAAGCTACCAGTGGCCAGGTCGGCGGCCATTTCTTTGCGCAGAGCGCTGCTAATGCGTTGCATAGGGTTCTCTCCGAAGTCCCATGCCGCACTCCTGCGCAGCGATTGAAGGCCCGATATTCGGGGTGATTCAGCTTACTGCCGTCAGTAGACGGCGGTCGAACACTACAGAGGTACCGGCACGGCCGGTGATGCCGGCGAGCACGCCTGCATGAACCTCGGCGATGGCGCCACTGCTGGTGCCCATGACGTAGCCGTTCTCCGCTAGCCACACGGCGACCGGCGAGCCATCCGGTGATGCGTTGGTGCCTACCACCTCGGCAGGGACCAGGACTGCACTACCAGGCACCGGAGCCCGCGATGCACGACGCGACACGCTCAGGCTTGCCGGATCAGCGCCATCCAGAAAGGCGACATGATCGACCTGGCCCACCCAAATGCCGCCATCCACCGGCTGCACGAAGGTTATGCGCTGGGGCATCTGCACGAAGCCGTAGCGCTCATCGTGCAGGTGGTAGGCCAGGGCCTCGGAGAAGCGCAGCACGTTGGCGCGCGCGATCAGCAGACGCCCGCGCCAGTAGGCCAGGTGCTTGCCGGTCGGCATGGGCGACAGGTGGCGAAACTGCGCCGGTCGGCCCAGCTCCGGTAGCGTCGGCAGGATGACCGTGGCCGCGCCCAGCGGGTAGTCGCCGGCCAACAGCAGCTCGCCACCATTCGCTCGCGTCAGGTAGAGGCGCGCGCCGGTCACACTGGCATCCAAGCACAGCGGAAAGGTGACTTCCAGCGCGCCGGCATCGGTCACGTCCGCGAAGGCGATCAGCGACGGCGCCGACTCCTGGGGGCCGCGCAGCCACGCCACAGCCGCGCCGTAGGTGCCTTGACTCAACGATCCGGCGCCTGCCACCAGCAGCGGCGGCGCCGGGGTGTCCAGCGTCAGGCGCTCGGCCTGCGCGCCATCGTAGGTGAAGATGCCCGCCGTTCCGGCGACGCACACCCGATTGTTCAGCACCTCGTGGGACAGGTCCCCTTCGCCGATCTGTGCGAGCGGCTCGAACGTCCATGAATGCGGATCGACCTTTCCCCACTGGTCGCCCAGGGCGCCGAAGGCGTCGCCGTGCAGTGGGCTTTGCCAGAGTTGGCGGAACGGCTGGTCCGTGACCTGGCGCACAGAGGCCCGCAGTTGCGCCTTGCCGGCCGGCGACAGGTCTATGTTCACCGCATCACGCACATAGAGCCTCGGGCTCTCGCCGCCGCGTTGCAGCGCGGCATCTTCGGCGACGTTGTTGATGCCGGCCAGCGGCACCAGGGAAGTCGTGGCCATCAGAAAGCTCCTTTGCGGTACTGATCGGCGTTGCCGTCAGGGCGGATGTAGTGGACACCTGGCCGCACATTGGGCACGCCCACATCCACTGAATCCAACCCTACAGGTGCCACGGACTGGGCATTTGGACCCGGTGGGGTGAAGACGTTGCGGACTCGCATGCGATCCGCGAAATGCGACGGGTCGTATTCGCAGATGAACGACTCCCAACCGTCCGGCTCAACCCCTCGCACCCGCAGCGAAACCCAGACTGTACCGAATGCTGATGTGTCGGTACCGCTTGGAATGGTCGGCATCGGCGGTCCAACATGCAGCGACTGCCACTGGTACGGACCTTCTCCACGCGAATATCCCATAGCCTGCGACGGGAATCCGGTCATCTGGAGTCGACGATCCAGCAGCGATACCCATGTAGCCCCACCCGGGCCAGGAGCCGGCAGACCAGCAGGCCGAACTGTTTGCGGGCCGTAATAGGGGCCACGGTCTACGGCAGGCACCCCGAGTAACATCGAATCAGCACCGGCGAACTGTGTCACGAACTGAGTGCCATCACCCACGATCGCCCAACCCATGCGATACGCCTGCAGACCCCGCGGCTCCAGGTAGCGACGCTTCAGGTAGATCGCATGCTCACCCATCTTCGACACGTCGCCCAGCGGGAAAGGCTTGAGGATGCCCAGGTAGGTGCTGATGCGCGCCGAGCCGAATCGCTCACCCGGCGGATAAACCAGCGTTTCCCCTACATAGTGCAGGTTACCGGCTGGATGGTTCTGCTTGGCCTGCTCGGGTGCCTCCTTCACCGCCCAGATGGTGTGCGGCGTGAGACGCGGCTTGGATGGCTGGAACACTTCAGCGTCGGGCCATTCGTCCACCGTCAGCTTGCGCAGCTTCAAGCTCACGGCTGGCAGGCCGTAGCCGTCCACCTTGATGCCGGCGTCGATGTTCACGCCCATGATGCGCACCGTCGGCTCCTCGATGTCCGGCGCCCGGATGCCTGTCGCGTACAGGACGTACTGATTCAGACCGGGCTTTCCGAGCACCGCTCCGGTGTTAACCGCCTGATCAACCATGATGTTCTGCGGCGAGTACGGCGGCGCGCCGGTCTTGGTCACCACCAGCTTGTCGCCCATCCTGAGCAGGTTGGTGCCTGGAACCGTGATGGTCTGCTTGCGGTCGGCGATCTTTGCCTGGCCGAACAACTGCATGTTACTGCCGTCCGGCGCCACCGGACGCCATTGCAGGCGCACGAAGGCCGAACCGAATTCCTCGGCGTTCGCCCCGAAGGTCGCGACCTCCGGCGTCACGTTGTGGATGCGCGGATCGCCGAACAGGTCTTTGTGCGCCCACCTCGGCCCGATCGCGTTGAAGTGGATCGACAGAGCCGCCAGGCCCATGTTCAGCATGTCGTTGCTTACCGGATCGACATAGCGCGTGTACAGCTTGACCTCGGGCAACTTGATATCCGGCGGCTCGATGCTGTAGCGCGGCTCGATGCTGATACCGCGAATGGCGAAATCGATGAACGCGATGCCGATATCCACCGAGTCGAAGCCGCCGATGCGGTCGAAGTAACGCCGCGTGTTCTCCAGTCTCGCCACACCGAAAGCGCTTTGAGCATTCCCGGTCGGCACCAACACCCTCGCGCCGTTGTAGACGGCATGCCAATTCAGGATCGGCGGCGGTTCGATGCCTTCCAGCGGCAGGTAACGGCGGCCGTAGGCAATCATGGCTGCAGTGGTGATCTGCGGCGGCGCCACGCCGCCTGGCAAGATCGGCCTGGCATTGTTGTCGATCTGCGGGAAGCCGGCCGGCGGCGAAGGCATGCCGATGGTGCCCACTTGACGGTTTCGGTTCTCCACCAGCGTCCACTGCGACCAGGGTGGCGGGTTCAACTCGCTGTCCGGGTCGTACTCCTGGACCACGTACTGGCGCAGGTTCCACACGTCTGCGCGGCCCCAGCGGTATTCTTCCTGGACGGTGCTCTGGAATCCGGCCGGCTCGGCAAAGGTGAGCCAGTTGTTGATCGCCTGCTGCCCCCACAACTCGGCGAAGCCTTGAGGCGCGACCGTCTGCGACTCGGGAATGATCCGCGTGCCGAATGCCGAGGAATCCCAGCCTGGCGGCTCCAAGAAGCGCGTGCCGCCGACCATAGGTCTGGCCACGGCATCCAGAAACGTGCCAATGGGCTCCAGAACGCGCGTTCCCTGACTGACCCATGCCGTCCCCATGCCTGGCGCTGGAACACCAGCATTGAGCTGCACGAACTGGCGTTCGTGGCTGATGCGGTGGACATCCGGGATCGCGGTCGCCAGTAGGCCGCCAGGCTTCAGATAGCGGGTGTACAGCCAAACCGTGGGATTCGCGCCCCACGGCGGCGGCGCAATGTTGCCGGCCGCCACATAGCGGTTTCGGTTGATGATGTTCGCCTGCCCGCTTTGGTAGGCGACAAATCCGGTCGGCTGAACCGTTCGGTGCTTGTTCTGTGCGTTGTGGGATCCGATGACGTTCGAATTGAAGCCGTAGGCCGAAACGAACGTGCTGTACTTCCAAGCCTTGGCGGCGCCGAACACTTGGTGCGACGATCCTACAGGCAACACAAAGCGATACTGAGTACGGATCGCCGGTGGCGGTACCATGGAATCGCTGAATCCGCCCGGGAAAACCGTTTGGCCCTCTACCGGCGGCAACTCACCCCACTGAAGCAGCACAGCATTGGACGCTGGCGGCACGTAGCCGGGGTCAACGGTAGAGAAGTCGAGATCCGCCGATGCGTGCGGGTCCGGAAGGATTGTCCGCACTACCCGGGCATCGCGCGAGAGCAGCGGTGGCTGAATGCCCCAAGCTCCGATGGTTCCTTCGGGAAGGTTCGCCGGCGGGCCGCCACCCAGCGTGACGTTGCGACTGCTAGAGGGGACGTAGCCGCTGGGTACTGCGTCAAAACGCAGCTCTACGCCCGTGGTCATAGCTACTCCAGCACGATGCGATCGGCGATCACAGCATTGATCAGCGGCGAGTTCTCATCGTCCAGGCCGACTACGTACATGGTGGTACCCACCTTCGCGATGACCGGAATTTCGAACAGACCTGATGAGTCGCTGCGTCCTCTACCGATCACCGACCCTGTTTCGCGCTCGTGAACATGGACGATGCGGGTAGCAGGCTGGCCAGCCTGGTCCACGACGGTGCCCGAGACGGTTCCACCGTAGATGGAGCATGTCACCAGTGTGACACCACCCTGAACGATCGTAGTCAGGTCGGTGGAAGACACCACAGTGGTGCCGTTGAGGACCACCAGCTTGATGGGGAGTCCAGCAGTTTGGGCGGTGTTCTTGATGGCCACATCGATTTGCCTGCCCGGAACGACACGCGCCACGAATTGGACGTTTTCACTGGATCGGTTATGCGTGCCGCGAAATAGCGCCAGGTCGGCGTTGTAGTTGCCCGAAAAGCTGGTAATACCTGAGTCGACACCAGTCGGGTGGAAGATAATCGCCAGGCGTAGCCCGCAGTTGATCGAGTAGTACCGGCTAACTCCTGCGATCGCCTGTGAGTAGTGCGTACTCGCCGAGGTGAACTGGTAGGGGACAATCTCCACACCACACTCGGTAGAAACCACCAACCTATCGGCCCCGCCGGTCCACAGCGCCGGGATTGGTAGCAGCGTCGCACTATCATCGGTACTCGGCCAGCTTGGGTTATAGGCAGTCGTTGAGCCTTGGAAGTCGGCCACCCAGGCGGTGTAGATGTCGTCGAGCGATGCCGCACTGGTGACGAATGATGGAGAGACGAATTTTTCGCCGTCCAGGTCGATGGTGTCGGCCATTAATTCGCTCCCTCAACCGGTTGACCGAGGAACGTTTCGTTGGGCCAGTAGCCTTTCGCCTGGTGCCACTGGGCATAGCGCTCCAGCAGCACCTTGTCTCCGACCTGGGCGCCGTAGCGCACACCGTAGTCGATAGCCCACTGCTGCTGGCAGCGGCCGGCCGGACATGGAGCCTGCTCGTGAACGAACATCTGGAAGGGCGGGAGCGCGCCGACGGCCTGCCAGTTGACATGTAGGTCCTGAGTCGGCGTTAGTTCGATCGGCTTGGGCTCGATACCTTGCGCGCCGATGCCTTGCGTCGGCGGTTTCACGGCCTGCTCAGTTGTGCCACTCATCGCTGCCCTCCTTCGCTACCCGGCGCGGCTTATTGCGGCGCCCGACGCTTGTGTACTGGCCTTGTGTCGCCTCCTGGCACATGGCGAAGGCGGCGCGAACGGCTTCCACGGCGGTGATGGGCTGGCGCATGGCCTCGGTGGCGAGCGCCAGGTTGTCCTGAATATCCTTGTCCGTCACCACACCGCGGCCGAGCTGGTCGAACAGGCTGGCATACATGCGCTGCCAGGTCTGGACTTGGTTCTGGAGCTGGCGCCCCTGCTCCACCCACATTTCCCGTTCGATCAGCAGGCCCTGCTCACGGGCCTTGGAACGAGCAAGTTCGATGCGGATCTGTTCAATCTCAAGCGTGGTGGCGTCGGTATTCTTGCGTTTGAGCATCTTCTGCACTCCTGCGCGTGGTTGATCAGACTTTGAAAATCTTGTTCGTGCCGTTGTCCCAGGTGACGATGATGTCACCGCCGTTAGGGGTGATCGGCAGGCCGGTAGCCGTGTCGATGAATGCAATCAGCGGGCTGGTGGACTCGGTACCGGTGTCCTTGTAGATGATGATTGCCTCGATGCTCGCGCCGGACACACTGGTGAACGTCACATCCGCACCGTCGGCGGCGCCGCCAGTGGTGGTCTTCGCGGTGAGAGTGACCGGGCCAGCGATCCGGGACGACGACGGGATATCCGACAGGTACTGGTGGATCGCAGTCTGCGGCGTGTAGGCGCCGGTATCGACCAGGATCACCTTGATCGTGTCGGTCATCCAGTTGAACTGACCCTCCAGGAAGCGCTGGCGGGCATAGTCATAGAGGGTATTTGCCATCAGGGGTGTGCTCCAGGTCTTGGAGCGCACTCCTGCGCGCTGCTGCGGGGTTTTGAATAACGGTGCCTTCGTCGGCCGAGATCTGCAGGCGCGCCACCTGCCCGGACTTCTTTTCCAGGCGGATGGCAGTACCATCGATCAGCAGTACCTCTCCGACCTTCAGGTCCACGCTCATCTTCTTGCTCATGGCCAGAATGCCTCTACATGGTGGGGAACATCCTCACGGGTGATGCGCCGCAGGTCGGAGTCGGGGCGCTCGCCGAAGTAGGCCGTGAAAGCGGCTTCGGCCAGCGCGGCGCGGTTCGGATCGAACGACTCCATGTCGGGGATGCTGAAGCCGCGATGCAGCGCCCACTGGACCAGATGCCGGTGGTGCTCGGCGTGAATCTCCGGCTGCGCGGTGTCCTTGTCGGCCAGCGCCATGTCAGCCAGGGGCGTGCGGTAGCCCTCCACGCGCAGAATGCCAGCCCGGTCGGGGGTTGGCACCAGGCGCAGCGAAGTGTCGCCCTGGATGGCGTACAGCGGCTTGCCGGTGCATGCGCGCCATTCCGGCAGCTCCACGTCCAGCACCTCGGCCGACTTCAGCACCGGCATGGTCGGGCGCGACATATCGGCCGGGTAGAAGCCCAGGTGCGACAGTTCGTATAGCGACGCATGCAACTGGTAGACGGCAGTTCCGGCGACCACCTCGATGCGGCACACGGCGTCGGCCTGGCTCTCGTGGATCAGCCTGCCGCGCACGGCGGCTTCGCGCACTGCGTCGTTGAGCCAGTCGGCCACGTCCTGGTCCGACCAGAAATACGGCTCCACCATGTCGTTCGCGTCCGTGCGAACTCGGCGGATCAGGTCGGCCAGCGTCATACCGCGCCACCGAACTGGTCGATGCGCGCGTGGACGGCATCACGGGAACGCGCCAAGCCGTGCTGCTTGACCAGGTTCAGGCCGTAGCGGTCCTTGGCGAATGCCGCCAGGCTGGTGAAGTCGGCGAAGTTGTCCACCTCCCGGTGCAGGGCCGATAGGTCTTCCTCCTTGCGAGCGCGCTCCTGCTGGGCCTGCTGAGCCTGCGCGATCACCTGCTTGATGTCGTCGCCGGCCGGCGCGGGGCCGGTGGAGCGCTCGAACAGGTCGCGATGGTTGAGGAATCGACGCGCCAGATCGCCGGGCACGCTACGCACCTGCCCTTGGGTGAACATCAGCCCGGAGCCATACAGGCGGTCGGTGAAGCTTTCCCGCGGTCCGATGTACTTGATGGGCACGCCGTTATCCAGCATGGGCACGCCGTCGCTCGCCATCTGCGCCACCAGGGCCGCATTCTTGCCCAGCACCTCGTTGAGTTGGTCTTGCAACTCAGCCACGCGCGCGTCGGCGTCCTGGCTCCCGGCGTCCGGGATGTCCTTGAGTGCATGAACCACGGCGCGGAACAGATAGTCCTTGACCTTCTGCGACTCGGGCAACTCGGCGTAGGGAACGCAGCACGGGTGCGTCTTCGCCTCGAAGTCCTTGACCTCGCCATGGACCCAGCCGTTGGCCAGCTTGTCCGCCAGCCAGGACTCATGGGACTGCTCGGGGGTGGTGTCTGGGTTGTCCAGGTGGAGTTGCACGCCGGCCAGGATGCCGCGCTGCATGTCTTCCGGGCACTCGGCGAACGGTGGTGCCACCTTGTCGCCGATGGCGAGGCAGTAGGCGGAATTGATCGCGTGGGCGATGGTGGCGATGAGGATGGGTTTCATGAATGTCCTACTCCTGCGTGACAGAAGGGCCAGCGCGGGCCGGCCCTTCGGGGGGCGGCGGCGCTTAGACTGCGCCGAGGCGCTCGCCGTGGACGATCACCTGGAGCTTGCCCGCCTCCGCGACGGCAGCGCCTTTGATGGTGATAACCAGGTTGGCGTCCTTGGGCAGCGCGAACAGCGCCTTGCTGGAACTGGTGCGCAGGCGCGCAGCGGCCGACAGCAGCAGGCCAGCGCCGAAATACGCGGCGTCCTGCGGATAGGTCGCGTCGTCCACGCCGTCGGCGTAGGCAAAGCCCACGTCAGCGGTCACGCCGGCACCGAAGTGGTCGGAAATCACCAGTTGCAGGTCTTCGGCGACGAAGCCGGCGGGCAACGGGAACTCGAACGCCACGACATCTCCAACCGCCAGCGAGGCGGCGGCATTGCTGTTGAGCAGAACGCCGGCCGCGTTGGTCGCGAGCTGGTAACGCAGGGTGGTCAGGTTGCCATACGGCGTGACACCGCCGAACTGGCCGCCGAGCGGGATGGTCTTGTACTGGGCCATAACGGGCCTCCTTTCAATCTGGACGAAGGAAAGGGCCGGGATCACCGACCCTTGTCGCTTACTTGCGGGGGCCGATGATCTTGACCGCGGTGTCGATCGCCATCACGCCGTGGTCGGTGTACTCCAGGCCGTTGGTCGCCTCGACGGCGAAACGAATCTTGGAGCAGCCGAGGATCGCGCCGATCAGCAGTTCCAGCTTGTCGCCGTGGTCCATGTCCTTCTCGGACCAGAAGAACGGCATGCCGGAGTGCTCGGAAGCCGCCCAGGCTTGCGCCAGGGCCTGACCGCCCAGCAGCAGGGCGCGGTCCACCGCGTACTGATTGCCGAAGCTATCCGGCACCACGGCGCTCGACTCGGCTTCCGAGTTGTAGTCGGCGCAATACTTGATGGTGTCGCCCGCGTAGAAGCGGATCGGCTTCGGCATCTTGATGATGAGGGTGTTGGACCACAGGCCCGCATCGACGCGGAAGATCGGGTGCTGCTTGGCGTTCGACGCGCGTGCCAGTGCGGCAGCCTGCCAACTACGGAACTTCTCCTGCTTGGCGAAGCTGTTGTACTGGGCCGGCGAGCACAGCAGGACGCGGATCGGCGAATCCTCAGCGGCCTCGTCGCCCTCGAACTTCACGGGCGGCGGCGGCAGCTCGATCTGGTCCATGTAGGTGGCGATGGAGTCGACCACATCCACATCCAGCACGTCGGCGGTGGTGATGTTGTACTCCCCCGCATTCGGCGCAACGCCAGTGATGGCATCGGCGCTGGCCACGAAGTGACGGTTCTTGGTCGGCGCCTTGACGCGGTTGACCAGCATGTCAGCCAGCTTCGGGTGCGTCTCCAGCGGGAGGCACCACTCCTTGTTGTAGTGGTTACCACGGGCGCCGGCCAGGTGAACCAGCATGGACTGGTCCAGGTAGGCGTCCATGAACCACTTCGCCTTCGGACGGCCGAGGCGGCGCAGGTCGTAGGGGTTGCGAATCTGCGACATCACATCGCCCAGGTCCACCGGGAAGCGGGCTTGGTTGACGCGCAGTTGGTCGCTGCCGATCTTCAGGCCAGTGCCCTTGCCCTCGGCGTACTCGCTACCCATGATCGGGAAGGCGTTCGCCGGCTGCACGAAGTGGAAACGCACCTCGTCGCCCTTGTTGCGGCCCAGGTCCTGGGCCTGGACGATGGGAAGCTCCAGGCTCGACTGGCCCTTGGTCTTCTTCTCGGCGTCGCTGGTGCCGCTCGGCATCTTGCCGGTCAGACGGTTCAGGGTCGAGTTGCGGCCCTGGCAGAGCGCGAACAAGCCGGCGGCCTGTTGGATCATCGCGTTCGGATCACCGTAACGCATGGTGGTTTTGCTTGCGGTCATGGGGTAGCTCCCTTACATGTTCCGGTTCAGGAATGCCTCGACCTGATCGGGGCTCATGCCGCCCAGGACGGCCGACATGGATGCCGGATCCATTGCGGCGATGGCCTC